TCGCGCATGACGTGATGAACATTGATCTCATGCCGTGGCAGTTGTTAGCGCTTCGAGGGCAACTTGAGCATGATGAGAACGGGGATCTAGTCCGTCGGCGTTCTCTGGTTTCGGTCGCTCGGCAGAACGGCAAGACCGTCGCGCTAAAGGCTTTCATCTTGTGGGCTTTGGTGAAGGAACCAATCCGACGTGGCAAGCCAGTCCTCGTGATCTCTACCGCTCACCAGTTGGATCTTGCTGTGGAGATCTTTGAGCAGTTGGCTCCGCTACTCGAGGCGAAGTTCGGCGCGAAGGCTTACTGGAGTTACGGTCGTAACGAGGTTGTCATGCCGGACGAGTCGCGCTGGCTAGTCCAGGCTGCAACACCGAAAGCGTTTCACGGTTTCTCGCCGACGTACATTGTCGCCGACGAAGTCTGGAACATCTCCGCCGACGTTCTTTTCAATGGCGCTCTTCCATCCCAGCGCGCAATGCAGTCTCCGTTGTTGTCGTGCTGGAGCACGGCTGGCACAGAGGACTCTCATGCAATGCTCAAGATGAGAGAAGAGGGTCTTCGCGCTATTGACGAAAAGAAGTTCTCTAAGTTGTTCTTTGCCGAGTGGAGCGTTCCGCCAGGAGTGGATCCGCTTGAGGAAAAAGGATATTGGGCGCTGGCGAACCCAGCGATCGGTTATACATTGGATCCCGAGATCTTGGTTGATGAGTCCGAGCAGGTGGACAAAGCAGCGTTTATGCGCGCCTCGTTGAACTTGTGGATCTCGAGCGCTAACTCGTGGTTGAACCCTGGGGTCTTTGACAAGTTGACGACTTCTGTGATGCCAGATGGCGGAGTGTTGGCGGTGGACTCCAGCATTGACGAAAGTCTCTACTGTGGAATACGCGCACAGCTCAACGATGAGGGACAGATCGCGGTGACTGTCGAGTTTGTGACAGACACTCTCGGCGCTTGCTGGGAAAAGGTGCATGAGTCCGCTAAGACTTGCCGACAGATCGCGCTCACGCCTTCGCTATTCCAGATGGCCCCAATGGATCTAGACAAGAAAAAAATAGACGTCGGCTACGGAGAGCTAGTCACCCATACGAGCACGATCCGTCAACTCATCAACGAAGGACGCCTTGTGCATACCGGCGAGCAAATGCTCCTCGAGCACGTCAACCGCGCCGTCGGAGTCAAGACCCAGTCTGGCTACACGATCAGCAGCCAGAAAAGCAGCGGCCCGATCACAATGGCAAGGTGCATGATCTTCGCAGCTGCACTCGTAGCGAAGCCGACTCAAAAGGCAAGAGCAGCCATCGCCTTCGGTAGGTGATCACTTTCTATCTTTTGCCGTGGTGCTTGCTTTTGTAACACGCTAGGTAGAGACTCCAGGTGATGCCTCTCTTCGGTAAAAAGATCACCGCGCCAGCGTATAACTCCGCCCCACTAGGAGCCGCTTCTGGCGCGTCGCAGATAGGCCAGTTTTACTCGTACACCGTAGGGGCGTTCGAAGAAGCTGCACTATCTGTACCCACCATCACTCGCGCGGTTTCACTGCTGTCGACGGTGGTGGGAACCCTCGACATGAAATCCTACGTCCTCCAATGGAACGGCGAAGAGTACGAAAAGATCTACGTGGAGGGCGAGTCATGGATGACACGGCCCGACCCTAAGGTCACTCGCAACTTCATCATGGCAAAAACCGCCAAGGATCTCATCCTCTACGGTCGCGCTTTCTGGGCGGTGACTTCGCGCTACAGCACAGGCTTTCCTGCTACTTTCCAATGGCTTCCAGCGAACCTCGTTCAAAGTCCGAACAATGCTCCGCCAGAGTGGTTCGGCCCAGCAGACGAACTTGAGTTCAACGGGATGCCACTTGACACAAGCAACGTGATCCAGTTTCTCAACGGCAACCTCGGCGTCGTTTACTCGGGCCGTCGCGCTATACAGATCTCGCTCAAACTGGATCAGTCAGCAGAGCGCTTCGCCTCAAATGAAATCGCGGCAGGTTATCTTCAGCAAAAAGGCGGAGAGCCTATGTCAGGCGAAGAGCTCGGAGAGATGGCTGCAGCCTGGGCTGCTAATCGTCGCTCCAATGCGATCGGCGCTCTCAATGAGTTTGTGACTTTCCAATCCTTCGACCAAGACCCGAGCAAACTACAGCTCGTAGAGGGACGCGAGTATCAGACAAAAGAACTGTCTCGCCTTATGGACATTCCTGCCTACCTGCTCGCCATTGACCAGAGCGGAATGACTTACTCGAACGCACAGCAGGCTCGACAAGACTTGATCCTTTTCGGGGCGCGCCCATTGCTTCACGCCATAGAGGAACGGTTGTCTATGGACGACGTACTTCCTCGAGGACGCCACTGCCAATTCGATCTTGAGGAATACATCGGTCTCTACGCGCCAGACATGGCAGAGCCAGTTATGCAAGAGCCAGAAGTTAACCCACTATCAGACACAAACAATCTGGAGTAATCATGATCCATTTTCACGCAGACATAGATCTTATTATCGCCGAAGCAGGCGACGAGAACCGCCCAGCGCGTATCGCCGGTATTGCCGTCCCCTGGGATGTTGTTGCCACTGTTTCAGGAGGTCAGCGCGTCAAGTTTCTACGTGGCGCGTTTGACCTAAATCAGAAAGCAGCAAAACTGCTGGAGAACCACGACATGAGTCAACTTCGCGGAGTCGTTAACGCTCTCGCCGATAGCGACGCTGGCCTCGAGTTTGAAGCAACGCTGGCGGACACTCGTGCATCAAAGGACGCGGTCGCCTTGCTTAAGGCTGGCGCGTATGACTCGGTAAGCGTCGGCGCGAACCCCGTCTCATTTAAGTTCGATAAATCGGGCGTGATGGTTGTGTCTAAGGCACAGCTAATCGAAATATCGCTTGTCGCGGTTCCTGCTTTTTCGGAGGCAGTAATCACAGAAATCGCAGCCTCGGCCGATCCTGAGGAAAGCGAAATAGAAGAAGAAACCCTAGACACCCCTGAGGAGGAAACAGTGTCAGAAGCAATCAAGGCCGAGTCAGCAGAGTCGGCGACAATCCCCACAAGCCCAATCGTTTACGCAACAGCGCGACAGAACTTTTCGTTGCCATCGGCAGCCGAATACATGGTCAAGTTTGTCGCTGGCGGTAGCGAGTTCGCAGAGTTCAACTCTCGCATCCATGCAGCCGCGCCAAACGTGGTAACGAACGACCTGCCAGGCATCCTGCCAGTTCCCATCGTCCAGCCCATCTACAATAATTTTGTGGCGAACTACAGGCCCCTCATTACAGCGATGGGCGTTCGCCAGATGCCACAAAGCGGAAAAGTTTTTATCCGTCCAAAAGTCACTACGAACACAACTATCGGTGCAAGCAACGGAGAACTCGTAGCACTCGATCAGGGAACTTTCGTAGTTGATGACATCCAAATTACAAAGGCCCTTTATGGCGGTTTTGTAAAACTGTCAGAAGAAAGCCTCGACATGACCTCACCTGAAGTACTTGGAGCGTTGCTCGATGACATGGCACGCGTTTACGCAAACGCCACCGACATCGCAGCCTGCACAACCTTCGAGGCTGGAGTTACCCAGACCGAAGCTTTTGCAAACGCATCAGACCCAGCCGACTGGGTCTCATTCATTTACAACTCAGCAGAACAGATCTTGACAAACAGCAACGGCAACCTGCCTAACGTGCTTGTAATGTCTCCATCGTTCTACGCGTTGCTTGGCGCATTAACGGACGGATCAAACCGTCCACTCTTCCCAAACATCGGGCCACAGAACGCGTTCGGCACAACTGCAGCAAGCAACTTCAACGGCAACGCCTTCGGCCTGAACCTTGTGGTAGATCGCAACATCAATAACCAGGTCTATGTCGGCGACTCCACTGGCTTTGAGTGCTGGGAACAGCAACGCGGAGCAGTATCGGTTGACCTCGCAGACGGCGCTCTCGGTCGTGTCATCAAGTTCCGCGGCTACTTCAGCGCGGTGATGATGGACGCCACCAAGTTCGTCAAGCGCGTTCCCTGATCCTTAGCCCCACTCGAGAAAGTTTGCACCATGGCAGTATTCGCAGTCACTCACCACCAGCGACTAAACGACTACGCCGTGGTGCAGACCCTCGAGGACACAGACATCGGCATCGGTCAAAGCATCACGCTCGCAGGCTTAGGCCACGGATTAAACGGCCCACATACTGTCTATGCAGTCAACCCTTATTATTTTGAAGGCGTTGATGACGAAGGCGACCTGCTATTCGATTACGACGTTTACATCGGTAATCAGATTATTTTCTACGATGCCGGAACAGATCTGGAACGTAGTGCAGCGATCCCGACTGGGACGCTTACTTGGACTCAGACTTGTACGTGGATCGTTGCGAACGACGTTCTCGCCTGGCTCGGAATTAGTGTCGCTACCGCAAACGACACAGCCTTCGTTGGCTCATGCACGGATGCAGCTAACGCGTTCGCGTTTCGGCGACGTAAGGAAGCAGGTTATTTTGACTCGCTTACTACCGTCCCAGGCGCGGACGTCAAACTCGGGACAATCATGCTCGCTGGAGCTCTTTATCGAGAGCGCGGAAGCGTTGACTCTTTCGCCAGTTTTGAAGCAATGAACATCCCAGGCACTGTCGGCTCGATGGGACAAATCAACCGTCTCCTCGGCGTCAATCGGAGCCAAGTCGCATGAGTGCCTCAGGCATCTTCGCAAGCGCCCAGAGCACCCTTGTAGCGTCGCTCACAGGACTTGGGCTGGCAGTTGTCACCGATGCACGCAACGCTAGACCGATGACTGTATTTGTCGAGCCACCTACCTTCACCTGCTTTAACAGCAACATTGCCGAAATTACTTTCGGAGTGAGGATCCTTGCAGCGCCCCCAGGCAACAGCGACGCTAGTGACTACCTCATCACCACAGCCGACACGATCATGAACAGCGCGATCTCCCTTATCTCGGGGAGTCCTTCTGTCACGACAATCGGATCACAAGATATCCCCTCATACGATCTAGTCGTTCGTGTGGGAACCTCAAGAAACCCATAGGAGAAATCATGGCAACAACCACATACCTTTCACAGCCATCAGAGTTGAAAATTGCGACAGTAGATCTCACCGATCAGGCCTCGAGCATCAGTTTTACTCTCGGCAACAACCCACTTACTAGCACCGCTTTCGGCGATACTGGCGAACGCATGGTTGCAGGCCTTCAGACCGTAGAAGGCACAATCACGCTTTATATGTCATACGGCGCATCAGAAGTTGAAGGCGTCATTGCCGGACAGATCGGGCTTGGAACAACAACTATCGTCGTAAAAAAAGGTTCAGGGGCTATCGCAGCTGATAACCCAGAGTGGACAATTTCCAACACGATGATCGCTAACTACCCAATCACCTACACCGTCGGCGAACTTCAAGTGATGGAAGTTTCGTTCTCAGGTGGCACCTGGGTACGCGACATCACCCCCTAATCCCATCCCTTACCGTGCAAAGGAAACCCCATGAAACTATCCATCAAAGTAAACACAGGTGACGGAGATTACGTTGTCGAAACTAATCTCTTTCACATTGTGCAACTCGAGCGGAAATACAAAGTCAAAGCATCCGATCTCGCTAACGGTATCTCAATAGAGATGCTCGGATACTTGGCTCACGAAGCAGCAAAACAACAAGGCCACAACCCACCAATCATCTTGGATGACTTCCTCAGAAAACTTGTGACCTTGGACGTCATCAGCAATGAGGCAGAAAACCCCATCGAAGGGGATCAGTAGCAAGGACGCTCGCCGAGCTTCTTGTCGAGACTGGCTACTGGCCCCCAGACATTAACTTCACTTTGCAGGATCTCATGACTTGCATTGACGTAATCAACTCTCAGAGAAAGGGCTAAACATGACAGCAACAGCGCGGACAGAGTTCGTCGGCGGTGCAGCTGCTATCAAAGCCCTCAAGAGTATCGACCCCGAATATCGCAAACAGTTCAACCGTGACGCCAAAAACATCGTCGCCCCACTTATTGCCGACGCTAAAGGCGCTTACCCGCAGATGCCGTTATCTGGCATGAAATACAAGTGGACAGATAAGCGCGGTCGGACTTTACTGCCTTGGACGGTGAGCAAAGTCCGCTCCGGCGTCAAGTTCAAAACTTCTACGCGCCGAAACAAGTCCGCGGTACTTTATGTGACCCAGGGCGACCCAGCAGGCGCAATCTTTGAAGTTGCTGGCAAAGCAAACCCAGGCACAAACTTCAACAACAATCTCAGAAATAAAAACCCTCGAGTTTTGTGGCCTACAGCAGAAAAACACCTCCCAGACGTTGAGCAAGGTCTTTCGGATCTTGTGCGCGACGTAATGCGGAAAGTAAACGAGGAGACGCGCTAATGGCTATCAACATTCCGATCATTACTGAGTACGTCGGCGCTGGCGTTGACAAAGCGATCAAAGAGTTCAAGCAACTTGAAACCGTTGGCGCTAAAGCATCATTCGCCATTAAGAAAGCAGCCGTCCCAGCAGCAGCCGCTCTCGTAGGTCTCGGCGCTGCAGCCTTTGATGCTGTCAAAGGCGCAATGGAAGACGCAGCAGCTCAAGAACAACTCGCTCGCAACATCCGAGGCGTAACCAATGCTTCAGACTCGGCTATTAAAAAAAATGAGGACTTCATTTCCTCGCTGTCAATGGCGACTGCTACGGCCGACGACGAACTACGTCCAGCGCTGGCAAAACTTGTTGTCGGCACAGAGAACCTTGAAGAAGCACAAGACGGGCTTCGCCTGGCTCAAGACATCGCTGCCGGTACAGGCAAGGATCTCGCCACAGTTTCCGATGCTCTAGCCAAGGCGTACGCAGGCAACGACAAAGGACTCAAGGCACTTGATCCGCGCATGAAGACACTTCTCAAAGACGGTCTAGATGTCGAGGGCGCAATGAGCGTACTGGCAGACACTTTCGGAGGTGACGCTGCTGCAGCTGCAGACACCGCGGAAGGACGTTTCAAAAGACTGTCTATCGGCCTTGCCGAAACCAAGGAGTCAATCGGTGCAGCGCTACTCCCAGCGATCACAGCTGTACTTCCTTACATCGAGCGTTTAGGAACCTGGGCTCAAGAAAACACGACGACATTTTTGATCGTCGGCGGAGCCATTGCAGGCATCGCCACAGCCATTATCGCGGTGAACTTTGCGATGAAAGCCTGGACTGCAGCCACTACCGCTTTCACAGCCGTTCAAGCAGCCTTCAACGCTGTCATGGCACTTAACCCGATCTTCTTGCTAGTAGTTGCGATCGTTGCTGTCGGCGCGGCCCTAGTCATTCTTCAGGCCAAGTTCAACATTTTTGGCAAAGCATTTGAAGCAATCGGAAAAATGGCTAGCACCGTATTCGACGGCATCAAAGCAGGCTTCGCAGGCGTTGTTACAGCTGTCAGCGGATACGTCAACGGTCTAGTCGCTGTCTATAAAGGCTTATTCAACGGCATCGCCTCAGTCTGGAACAACACCGTCGGCAAACTCTCGTTCAAGATCCCAGGCTGGGTTCCAGTCATCGGCGGAGCAGGCTTTGACGTTCCCGACATCCCGATGCTCGCTAATGGTGGCATCGTAAACTCGCCGACGCTGGCGATGATCGGCGAAAAAGGCCCAGAAGCCGTCGTCCCACTTACAGGCAACAACGCTCCAAACATGGGCAACAACATCACCATCAACGTCAACGGAGGCGACCCGAACGCAGTCGTCGCAGCTCTTCGCACATATATGCAGCGCAACGGCTCAGTCCCTATCCGAGTGACAAATTAACAATGGCTTATACAGCGCCAACGGTTAATTATTCAACCACCCTCGACGGCACCTATACAAGCCTGACCGGAGTGCAGTCGATAAATATCAGGCGCGGTCGCACTTACTTTCAAGACAACTGGTTACCTAGCCAATGTGTCGTTGAGTTAATACCAGCCAACACCTACGCAACGCCTCTAGCAATCGGTCAATATATCGACGTTAGAACTAGCAACTCTGCCTCATCTGCAGCGTATTTTCTGGGCATCATCACCGATGTCGAGCGTGTTTATGACATACCTTATGACGCCAGCGCGACCTTGCACGCTCCTGGTGATCGCATAATTATTACGGCTGTCGGGCCTACCGGCATGATTGCTGCAAGAACCATTGCATCGCTTTCGTTTGGCGCTTCAACAACAACGAGACTGCAAGCAAAAGATGCCGCTAGCGGCAGCGCTTTCGTAACAGTTAATTTTGTGCCGACAACCCAAAGCTCACT